CCGCGCTGTATACGCTCCCATGTCATTTTGGCGGCCCGTTCAGCATTTGCTTTGTTGGCATAGGTACGACTCAGAACCTTTACGTTCTCATCGGTGCCGATCAGATATTCACCCTGCTTAGGCTCCGGGGCCTTAGTTGGTTTCGCAGCTGCTTTACGACGACGGCGGCGGCGTTTTACTTTTACCTCCTGTTTTTTCTTTGGCTCTTTGGTATGCAGCCAGCTGGCAACCACACCCGTATAGGCTCCGCGATCAGCCATGCTGAACCGGTGGCCATCACCGCTTGAACGGGTGATCGTCATAACAGGCAGCAGCTTGCCGCTGGCCGTCATGCCCTGACCCTGGCGAATAAACATGAGGTTGCCGTTTTTTACTGACGCGATAGCGCCATACTGGCGGGCCAGCCTCATCAGAAACGACCCGTCAGACTCATTGGTCTGATCGATATGGTCCAGCGGCTGCTTTGCCATATCGTCGCCAATTGCCTGCTGCAGCTTGTGCCTGGCGGCCATCTCGCTGATGACCGCCCCGACAGTGGTGTTATGCCATGATTTTTCACGCTTGATGTTCAGTGTGTTGCGGAAGTCAGCCGACCGCGCACGGATTGTTAGCCTGTCCGGCGCACCTGAGTGCTCAATTTCGTCTACCGTAAATTTTCCCTTCACATAGAGCGGCTCGCCCTGCCAGCCGATCGCCAGTGACAGCACCGCT